ATACAACTAAGTCAAACAGACTCGCGAGTGTTTTATCATACTGGTCACGGTCATTTGGGATGGACAGTTAGCCCCGCAACAGCAAAACAGTTGACACACTTGATAGAAACTGCTATAATCTAAACTAGGAAATTGATATGTTAACAATATACACAAAAGATAATTGTCCGTTTTGCGATCGAGCAAAAGCACTAATTGAAAGCAAAGGAATTGAATATACTACCATCAATGTAGGTATTCGTACCGAAGCCCGTGAATTTTTAGTGGATCAAGGTTTGCGCAGTGTGCCACAAATTTTCAATGGCGACGCATTATTGCAAGGCGGATATCAGGGTTTGGCATCACAACCTGAAGAATTTTGGACACAACTTAAAGGATAATAATGAACATTGAAAAAGACGAGATTTTGACATTTAAACTGATCACCGGCGAAGAAGTTGTTGCCAAGGTTGTCAGCGTGGTTGATGGTATGATTGTGATCAAGCAGCCGGTTACTTTAGTACCAGGACAGCAAGGACTCCAAATGATGCCCAGCTTGTTCAGTGCCAATTTGGATCGCGATGTCTTGTTGTACGCATCTGGCATTTTAATGACCACAGAAGTGCGTGAAGATGTCAGAGCTGGCTATATCAAAGCAACAACCGGCATTGATGTGCCGGCTAAAAAGTCTATCATTACAGGATAACAAAAAGCCCCTAAGGGGCTTTTTTATTATTTCTTAACAAACAAGAAAAACAATCGGTCTTGGTCTTTCTTCATCAACTCTAATGTAAGTCCGTGTGTTTTGGCCAGTTCGTGGGCTACTTCAAAACTCCAGGGAAATATTTCCACCCACGGACCTTTGTTGGGAGTTTTAACTCCGTCGTGATCTAGCCCGGGATTGGCCCTCATCCACAGTTTACCTCCTGGCTTCAGCAATTCAACAGTCTTTCGAAATCTAATTTCAATGTCATCGCGACTGTTGAAATTGATACTGCCCAATGCAATGACATGGTCAAATGATTCTGGTTCTACATTGTAGTCAAGAATATCAATCATGAAGTCTGCACAATTGTTATAAGGATCAATACCTACTAGATTGGGAATCCTTTCTTTAAATGGATTGTATCCGCAGCCTACATCTAGTACTTTAGCAGGCTTGGTCTTGTTGATTTCGTCAGCGATTCTCCAGCCGGTCCAGTGATACATGTCGGTTCTGGGTTTCCATGCTTCACCAAAAAACCAAGCCAGGTATTGATCGTCGGTGCGATCGACCAGCTGTGCAACAGTGCCTGCAACATCAATTGCGACCCCAAACGTGCCTTCGAGGTCTGATTTGAATTTTTGCTTTTTCACAGGAGTCCACGGCAGAGAATCTAATAATGTGTCTGCCTCTAGCGATTGTCTAATTGCACTGTGTTTGGGTAAATTCCAAGTTTCGTGTAATTTTTTTACAATATGATTAAAAATTTTGCTATTCATAGATTTTTTATAAAAAAGGTAAATAAATTTACAAGACAGCAAAAAATTTTGTGTCTGTGACAATATCTAACTATATATATCATAAATCTTGACAAGGAAAAATAATGAAAAACTTTTTATCTGCTCTCCTGTTGGCAGCGGCAGCAATCGTACCATTTGCTGCTGCAGCTTGGGAACCCATCAAGCCAGTCACAGTGTATGTAGGCAATACTCCCGGGGCCGGCAACGAACTTGCATTTAGAAAATTAGCCGAATTGGTTCAACGCAATAATCCCAAATTTGTATATGTAGTACAAAACATTCCAGGTGCTGACAGTGTTATAGCACAGAACAGATTTCTTGATGCTGCACCAGATGGATACACTGCCAATTTGCCCAGCCATATGAGCACGTATGTCACCAACGATATATGGCAAAAAGATATTAAAAAGTTCAAATACAATGATTTTACTGATGTGCTGACCATGGGCAAAAGTCCACTGGTGTTGGTTGCCAGTCCTCGCAGTATGATAAACACTCCTGAAGATTTTATAACACTGATCTCGACTACTAAAAAACCCATCAGTATTGCAACAGGTGGCGGTGCTCATAGAACTGCATTTGAATATCTCATGTACCGTGGGCAGGGAAACAAAGATCTGGTCAGGCCCATCAGATTCAATGGACCGTTGCCAACTGTTACCAGTGTGGCTGCATTTGATGGCAAATCTGGCACTGAATTTGGAATCATGCCAATTGCAGTTGCCAAGCCGTTGCTGGACGCGGGTAGAGTAAAAGCCATTGGATTTACTGGCAATAGAAAAATGGATCAATATCCCAAGATACCTTTATTAAATACTGTTGCTCCTGGTATCAATGTATATGCTGCTTGGTCCTTGCAGTTGCCACCTAACACCCCCGGTGACATTGTTGATTGGTATCAACGCGAGTTCTCTAAAGCAGTGCGTTCTGCAGAATACAAAGAATGGATGGAAAATCAAGTTGTATTTTATGAAGAATCAGAGTTAAAACCAGAAGGATTACGCAAACACATGAACGAATTGAGAGCCACATTTATACCTGTGTTAGAAACTATTGATTTGACCAAAGAATGAAATACATCTTTATGGCAGGCGCTCCTGGATCCAAATGGTCCAGTGTGAGCAAGAACATTTATTTCAGCCCCGACATTGATCGCACAGATTCTTCGTCTGCACGTGAGTATTGGCACAGTGCCTGGGGAGAACCTTTGTTGATGCACATGGGTGCATATTTTGATCCTGGCATGGAGTTCGGCGACCATTTTGATCGGTTGGATCAATATAGTCGTGAAGAAAACGAACAAGAGTTTGATAGACCGTTTTCTGGAACAGGTGTACGCATCATCAAGAGTCATGTATTTTCACATCACATTGACTATCTAAAGCAGACATGGCCCGACTGCCCTGTAGTGTTAGTAGAGCGAGACGACGATGCTTGCCTAGGGTGGTGGGTCAAATGCGGTCACTTTGGTATTACCTATCCTGACTATGCTGAATACTATCAAAATCTTCCTGTAATGGCTCGTCGCATCTATAATCAAAATCAAGACATACGCTTGGCACGTGAGAGATATTCAGGAAAAACAATCAATTCCAATGTAGTATTGGCAGCTCGTCTATACATTGCTACACCGCCGGAAGAGTATTTTCAAAGGTACGCCGAATATGATATCAAGGTAACATTAATATGAAAAGTTCATGGGACTACACAAAAGCTCAAAGTCAGTATCATTTTGATTCAACCATAATGGATCCGGCATACGATACAGTTATTAGACTGGGTCGTATTTCTCCTACGTGGGATACAGATCTTGCTGATATTGTCAGCAAATCAAAACCGGCAACATGGGCCACTAGAGGATACAAGGGAGAAGGTGTCGAAGTTCCGTCTGCAGATCTCGAAGCCGAACGGCACGATATCGAGCGTGTCGGTGCAGATCCCGACATGATCATCACGCACTTGAACTGGGTTATCCCCGATAGCTTACAAAAGATCAGTGATCTTTTTGGCTTAGATGATTGCATGAACCGCATACATGTACAACGACCTGGGGAAGTTTGGAATTTACACATAGATAAATTACAGAAATGGTGCCCGGAAGACCCCAGCCGTATCATGCGTATTATGATTCAATTAACTGACTGGCAACCTGGTCAATTCTGGGCATACGGCAACTATCATTATAATCAATGGCGTGCCGGTGATGTAACTACCTTCGACTGGGCAAATGTACCACACAGCACAGCCAATACCGGGCACTATCCACGTGTGACATTTCAGATAACTGGTGTACGCACAGCCACGACAGACAAATTCCTCGAAGAATTGCAAAATTTACATTAAACAATTTTGTCGAATGAATGTTTCCACCAGGTTAGGATTGTTGCAATCTAAACAGGTGCCGTCGGACAGCAACACCATGTCGGCATCTATTCTTATTAAATGCTTGGGCGATCCCAGTTTGGATTTATAATTTAGATAATACGTGTCTTGATTTAGCTCGTAGATATACTGCTTTGCTGGCATCTTGTACAAATCATGCCTATCTGGTTTTATTGACTTGGGTCTGTCAGACAAGCTCCACAATTGATATTCGTCGCAATTGAACCACGGCATATAATTTTGTTTATATTGATTGTAGTTTGCAGTGTTTTTGATTGGAAATTGATTGTACCATATCAGCAGATGTTCTACCCAATGAAAATTAAAGTTAATCCACCAAAATAAATCGCCTATAGTAACAACTTCTATTCCTGCTTCGTGAATGTTTTGTGTC